TCTTCATAAGTATTTCCTTTAGTACCTACTTGTGCATCTGGTTTAATTGATTTGATTGCGTCTATATATTGTTTTGTCATAATTTATTTCCTTAATTTAATTCGTAAGCTATGTAAGTTGAGAAAACATCAGTACCACCACCTACTTCTATTGTAGAACCCCCATGTGGATTTCTAAAGTTAAAACTATATCTAACTGCTGATGTTGTTTGAGGTGTATCTTGATACCAAATCGCTACTGGAAGTCTAAAATTTGTACTACCATTAGTATTACTATATGCTTGTACTGATGATGATGTTTGTATACAAGCCCATTCAACAACACAAGCAGTAGGCAACGCAACAGCTTACTGGAATATAATGAGTTCAGCAGGTACTAATGGTACTAATGGAACTGACTTAACAACAACACTAACAGCACAAGGCGATATAGTTTATCGTAATGCAAGTGGTCTTGCAAAATTAGGTGCAGGTACTTCAGGACTATTTCTGAAAACACAAGGTGCTAGTGCTAATCCAGTATGGGCTAGTGCAGGTGGTGGACTTCAATCAGTTCAATCATTTACATCATCTGGTACTTACACAAAACCAAGTGGAATTTCAAAAATTAGAGTTTATATCACTGGTGGCGGTGGTGGAGGTGGAGGTTCAAACTCCAATTACTCAAGGTCATCTGGTAGTGGTGGTGCAGGTGCAGGAACAGCAATTAAATTATTAGACGCATCATCAATTACAACAGTCACAGTCACAATCGGTGCAGGTGGCAATGGTTTTGGTGGAGGAACTACTGGACAAACTGGAGGTACTTCATCATTTGGTTCACATTGTTCGGCTACTGGTGGCTCTGGTGGAAGTAGTTCAGGAAATTTTGGAGCAAATCAAAATGGTGGAGATGGAACTGGTGGAGACATAAATCTTAATGGTCAAGGTGGAAACTATTCTATGGAAGCGGCAGGTGGTGCAATCACAGCATCTAATGGTGGAAATTCTTACTGGTCAGGTGGAGGCTGTGGAGATTATTCTGGTGCAGGTTTAGTAGGTCATCAAGGTTCTGGCGGTGGAGGTGGCTCTGGAAATAATGCCAGTAAAGTTGGTGGTGATGGTGGCAGTGGTCTTTGCTATATAGAGGAGTATAAATAATGAAAGCATTAATATTAAATAATAAAGTGGTAGATGTTAAAGAAACTGAATTTGAAGTTCATAACTCTATGACTTGGGTTGATTGTGATGACACAGTTGAAATTAGTTACAATTATGATGGAACTAATTTTACACCAAAACAATCAGCAGAAGATAAAGAAGCTAATATCGCTGAAGCAGATGCAAGAGAAAATCTTAGACAAAGTGCTAAAGCAAAGTTAATTGCAGGAGAAGCATTAACTGAAGCTGAAGCAGATACTTTAGTTTTATAAACTTAAAGGCTAGGTAGAAATATCTAGCCTACAAAATTCACAACAACAAATTATAGGAAATAAATAAATGACAAAAGCTAGAGACCTCTCTAAATTACTTTCTACATCTAATGGTAAGATAGCAGGAAGTAATCTTGATGTATCATTTGAAAACATAAGCGATACTGGTACTGAAGGTACTAAAGTTGCTTCAGGTACTACAGCACAACGAGGGTCTACTACAGGTCAAATTAGATTTAATTCTACAACTAATCTTGCAGAATATTATGATGGAACTGCTTTTAAATCTATCGACAGTCCACCAGTAATTAATAGCATTGATGATGACAATATAGATAGTGCAGGTGGTGGTAATCAAACAATAGTTATTACAGGAAGTAATTTTTCAGCTTCAGTTACAGTTTTATTAGTAGCTAATAGTGGTGCTGATATTACACCATCTACAGTCACAAGAAATAGTGCAACACAAATTACAATTACTCATGCAAAAAATCAGTTTGTAAATGCTAACGAGCCTTATGATGTAAAAGTCACAAATACATCAGGTTTATCAGCAACTTTAGCAGACGCAATTTCTGTAGATAATGACCCTACATGGTCAACTTCAGCAGGTGCATTAAGTGGTTCGCCTTTTCAAGAAGGAGCTACATTAAATGTAACTTTATCTGCAACAGACCCAGATGGAGATACAGTAGCTTATTCTTTACAATCAGGTGCATTGCCATCAGGAATTTCATTAAACAGTTCTACAGGAGTTCTTTCAGGAACATTACCTGAAGAAAGTTCAGATGTTACATATAATTTTACAATTAGAGCAACAGCTAATACCAAAACAGCAGATAGAGCTTTTAGCTTACAAAACAAAGATGACACAGCACCTACTTGGACTACTTCGGCAGGAACACTTGCTACAGTATTTGATGGTGGAAGAAGTGGATTTAGTACAACAGTAGTTGCTAGTGATGCACAAGGAGATACGATTGCTTATTCACATATTTCTGGTTCTTTACCTGCAGGTGCAACTTTAAATACTTCAACAGGAGTTATTTCTGGAAATTTAGGAGGAGTTGTTTCACAATCAGTTTATGGCTTTACTTTAAGAGCAACAGCAAATGGTAAAACAGCAGATAGATTATTTAATATTGTTGTAAACCCACCAGTAATTACAGCATTTACTTCTAATGGTACATTTACAGTTCCTTCTGGTTTAACTAATGTTGCGATATTAATCGTAGCAGGTGGTGGAGCAGGTGGTGTTACAAACCCTAGTAGTTATGGAAATGGTAGAGGTGGTGGTGGAGGAGCAGGAGGATTAATTTATATTCCTTCTTGGAATTTAACTGGTGCTTCTTCTTACGCAGTTACAGTAGGTAATGGTGGAACTGTTGCTCCTAGTGATGCTACAAATGGACAAAATTCAGTTGTATCTGGTGGTTCTAAAACTTTAACAGCAAATGGTGGTGGTCATGGTGGCTTTGGAGACAATACTAATAATGCTGAAAGTGGTGGTTCTGGTGGTGGAGGTTGGTACTCTGGTTACACAGGTAAATCATCAACGCAACCTACAAACACTTCAGATGGAGTAACAACTTACAACTCTACAGGTTATGGAAGTGCAGGTGGTAACTCTTCTGCGTCTGCTCCTTATGGTGCAGGGGGTGGAGGTGCAACTGGTGTTGGACAAAACCACAATCAAGGACAACAAGGTGGAACAGGATTTAATGGAAATACTTATGGTTTTAATAGTTATGGAGAAAGTGGTTATTTTGCTTCTGGTGGAACTTCAGCAACAGTTTTTGGTACAAACACAGCTACAAGAGTAGGTGGTGGTGGAGAAGGTCATCAACATCAAACATCTCCATCAAATGCTAATGCTAATGGACAAGCTAACACTGGTGGTGGTGGTGGAGCAGGTGGACATGGTGGTTCAGGAGTTGTTTTAATTAAATACTAATGGCTAGAAAAAAGATAACACCAAAAGAGTTTAGCGAAGTCGCTACTGGTGTTAGACTTTCAAGCCATGAGAAACTTTGTGCTGAACGAATGAAAGTATTAAACGACAATATAAATGAATTAAGAAAAGAAGTTAAGAGTTTAAGAAATGATGTATCAACAGGTAAGGGTATGGTAAAAGTATTAGTATTTTTAGGTACAATTATCGGAACAATTATTGGTGTATTCCAATTTAAGTAAAATGATTGATAGATTTCTTTATAGTTTTTTTGGCTTTCTTGATAAAATTATAGAAAATATTGAAAACTTAGTTATATCAAAAAAGAAAAAGAGGAAAAAGTAATGTTTAAAATAACAGCAATACTATGTGTATTGGCAGTAAATGGACAAAACTTGTGTTTACAAGGTGATATACCTTTAACAATGCAATTAAAAAGTGAAGAACAGTGTATAAATACTGTTACGGCTATTGGAATGTCAATCAATGAAGAATTTTTAAAAAGACAAATACTAATAGAAATGAAATGTGAAAAAATAGGAGAAGAAGTATGATGATATATGGAGAAACACCTACAGAATGGAAAAACCATGTTGTAACAAAAATTAAAGATAACAAAAAAGTATGTATAGCTTTTGCTATATGGTCAATAATATTATGGTGGATATAAGATATGCCATTTGAAATGATAACAATGTTGGGCTCTACCGTTCTTGGTGGAGTTATGAGCATTTGGTCACAAAGTATTAAAGCAAAACAAGCAGAACAAAAAATGCTTATACAAAGAGCAGAAGTACAACAACAAGGTTTTAAACAAGCTAGAGAATATGACAACAAAGGTTTTCAGTGGACTAGAAGAATTATAGCTTTAACTGCTGTATTTGCTATTGTATTATTACCAAAATTAATGCCTGTATTCTCACCAGACACAAGTGTGATTGTAGGTTATTTAGAATTTAGACCATCATTTTTCTTTATACCTGAAAAAGAAATAATGAAATGGGTAACACTATCTTCCAATAGTTTAGTTATTACACCTTTAGATACTAACTTAGTATCAGCTATCATAGGTTTATACTTTGGTGGCTCATTAGTTAAGAAATAATTAATATGAAAATCTCACAAGACACAGCAGTAAGTATGCCTATTAAAAATATGATAGGTATTATAGCAGGTGTTGTTATGGGAGTGTTTGCATATACAGAAGTTACTGCAAGATTAACAAGTTTAGAAACGTCAAGAGAGTTAATGAACTCTGATTTACTTAAAAAGAGTGAACAAACTACTACTGATTCTGAACAATTCATGCTTTTAGAAGAGCTATATAAAACTGTAGAAAAACTACAAGTAACTCAAGAACAAAATATGACAAACAAAGTTAATATTGAGTTTACACAAAAACAATTAGAAAAAGCTCTTAATGATATTGAAGAATTAAAGGATAAGGTAAGAGCTAATGGAAAGAGTTACTAGAAAAATTGTTCAGTATATCAATGATATGCGTAAAAAAACAAAACAAATGGGTTTTGTCAAAGACTTAAAAAAAGAAGTAGAGATAGGTGCTAACGGCACACAAAAATATATAATTAAAAAAGGCATTAACAAAGGTAAAATAACATGATTGAAATGGTTGTCGCTTTACTTATGATTGTTAATGGTGAAATTAAAGAACATAGAATACAAGATAGTATGTCAAAATGTTTAAAAGGTAAAAGAATTGCAATGCGTTCAAATACTGGTAACAATTTAGAATATCAATGTATTAAATCTAAAGCAGAAACAGAAATATACATGGGTGAAAAAAGTATTAAAAAATTAATATTAAGATAACTTAGGAGCTCTATGGATAAAAGTCTTACAGACTTAATACAACCAAGCAAAGACGACATTATAGAAAACCAAAAAAAAGAAATAAACGAATTAAAAAAAGACAAAGAAAAACTACAACGAGAAGTTCAAAATGAACAACAATCTCGTCTAATGGAATATCACACACCTTAATTATGGCTAGAATAAATTTTAATCTTGTAGACTTACGAGATAAACCTAAGAAGAGAAAAGGAAGACATGCAAAAAGACCAAACAAAAGAAGCACCTTCAAAAAATACAACGGACAAGGTCGTTAGTATAGATGATATTGTTAAAGAATTACCAGAGTTATTAGTTAAACACGCATATACAAAATTAAAATCAGGAGAAGAGCTAACCGCTTCAGAAATGAAGGTATGTTTAGAAGTCTGTAAAACTTATAGTACAGATAATCTTAATAAAAAAACTGACAACATTTTAGATGACGTACCGTTTGATACAAATGGATAAACGAATTAAGAACTTTAAAAATTTTTTGTATTTATGTTGGAAACACTTAAATCTACCAGAACCAACACCTATACAATACGATATAGCAGACTATCTTCAGTCATCTGACAAGAGATTAGTTATAGAAGCCTTTAGAGGTGTAGGCAAATCATGGATTACTTCAGCATTTGTTTGTCATCAATTACTTCTAAACCCACAACGTAACATATTAGTTGTATCTGCTTCTAAAAGTAGGGCTGATGATTTCAGTACATTTACACAAAGGTTAATAGGTGAGATGCCTTTATTGTCTCATTTAATACCTAGAGATAACCAAAGACATTCAAAAATTAGTTTTGATGTAGCACCTGCGTTAGCATCACATGCACCAAGTGTTAAGTCTATGGGTATCACAGGACAACTTACAGGTTCACGTGCAGATTTAATTATTGCTGATGACGTAGAGTCTGCTAACAACTCACAAACGCAACTTATGCGTGATAGACTTGGTGAGACCGTAAAAGAATTTGATGCAATCATAAAACCAGAAGTAGGACGTATTATATTTCTAGGTACACCTCAAACAGAAATGTCATTATACAATGACCTAGAAGAAAGAGGTTTTAAAACTAGAATATGGACAGCACTATATCCTGATAAAAAACAAAGAATTGGTTATGGTCATAAATTATCTGACATAATTGTAGACACAAAAGAATTAGAAGGTAAACCTACAGACCCTAAAAGGTTTGACGAGGTAGACCTTATGGAAAGACTTTCAAGTTACGGTAAAAGTGGATTCAACTTACAGTTTATGTTGGACACTACTATGTCTGACGCTAACAGATACCCTCTTAAATTAAATGATTTAATTGTAGCATCTGGTTGTTCTACATGGAAGGAAGCTCCTGCTAAAATACAGTGGGCTAGTTCTCCTGAACAAATAAAAGCTATAGACCCTGAGTTACCTAATGTGGGACTCAAAGGTGACTATTATGTAGCACCTATGAATATGTCTAAAGAATTTACACCATTTGAGGGCACTATTATGTCTATTGACCCTAGTGGTCGTGGAGAGGACAAAACAGCGTATGCGGTGCTTAAAATGCTTCATGGAGTGCTATATTTGACCTCTGTAGGTGCATTAGATGGTGGCTATGATGAAGATACTCTGTATAGATTGTCTAATATAGCTAAGAAAAATGATGTAAACTATGTAGTTATTGAGAGTAACTTTGGTGACGGTATGGCAACACAGTTGTTAAAACCTATAATGGCTAAAGTACACCCATGCGAAATAGAAGAAGTAAGACATAATATACAAAAAGAGAAACGTATTATAGATACCTTAGAGCCAATTATGAATAGTCATAGACTTGTGGTAGATGACTTACTCATTAAAGAAGACTTTAAATTAGAACCTGACCATCAGTTGTTTAGACAGATGACTAGGTTAACTAGAGACAAGGGAGCTTTGAGACATGATGACCAAATTGATGCTGTGGCTATTGCCGCTAATGCTTGGGTTGAGCGTATGGACAGAGACCAAGTCTTATCATACAACCAACATAAAGAAGAACTACTGGACAGAGACTTGGAGAAATTCATGGAAAACGCCATTGGAAGAGAACAACATAAGGATAGATTTATATAACATG